TCGCGCGCTTATTAATCCGAACATCCGGGTTAATGGGCTCATTCAACTGGATCAGGCTTCCGTATATCGCACCGCGTTGTCGAACAACGATATCGCTATGGCTGGTGGGCAGATCACCGACCAGAACACGGACGGAAATATTACGCTAAGCGGCACCACATCGCAGCCTGCCAGCATCGCAACGGATGGCGTTTATATTGTGCGCGGGATTATGTACACTGGCGATACAAGGGGCCAGGCGTGGTACATGGATATGATGTGCGAAGCGCGCGGTGCGCAGGATATGCCATCCAGCACTGCTTTTCAGAGAGGATTATAGAAATGAAACGATGGATATTTTCATTGCTGGCATTAGTGTCTGTTGGTGTAAGTGCAAACACCATAACGATGCAATGCGGCAACTTTCGTATGGATGCGATCCCTGATTCATTATTTAAAATCAATGGCGAAACAGTAACGTCCCAAAAAGTAAAAATGTTGGGTAAAGACGGTACAGGCATGCAGATCAAAATGGACCTGATGCCTGCCAAAGATGGCAACAATTATGGGTTCGAGTATATCCATCGACCTGGCACTAAAACGCGTTTCCTGAACGTCCAGTTGTTGCAGAACAGCATGGATGCTCCGAAAATTATTGGCTCTTTCCCGTGTAAGAAAGTTGTTGGTTGATTGAGAAATGAGCAAGCGTTCGTCAATAGATACAACAGAAGAACAAAAGGCAATTGAGACTATAGGCGCTGATTTTATTTCGTCATATTATAAAGATAGATATGAGGAAGCAAAATCAACATATCGTCGTCTTGAGGACAAAGTTAACTACCTTCTTGCTATTTTAGCTGTAGAAACCTCTGCTCTACTGGCTGTATTTGGGACTGTTGATTTCAAAAGTGGGCTAAAGAGTAATTGGTTTTTAACATTATCTATACTTTGTGCATATCTGTGCTTTGTTTGTATTGTTATGTGCTTTTTTTTCCTATGGCGTACTTGGGGACTGAAAGATATACCAAAAATGCCTATTCATAAGCGAAAAGAAGAGCATGATTTTTTATTTTACGGTGATAAAATTAAAACGCTTAGATACCATATGTTTCAGTATGGTAAAGCTGTTGAATTGATCGAAAGTCTTCATAAAGAAAAGGCAGTTTACGCTCGTTATCTTTTTGAAGGAATTGCGTTATCTTTCGGTTTTTTCATATTATCGGTTACTTTTCTTTTGATAAATAAGGCATAGTTGATGACAACATCAAATAATGACAACTCACAGCAAAGCAAGCCAACGCAAGCAGAGCAATCCATGGCTGATTATGAAAGCAGTATAATGCTTGAAGTACCTTTTGGTGGATTGGATTACATGACAGAAAGCGTTAAAGAACCTGAGTTGGACAATTTTAAACAGAAAAAATAAACTTAGAGTTGTTCCTGTAGACCCGCCACTTGGCGGGTTTTTTGTTTTCAGGAGTTTATCAAATGGCCATATCAGACCAGACTCGTAGCGGCGACCTTGCCGAAACATTCAAATCCGAGCGGGAAACCACAAAGAACCAGATCCGCGTCGCTTTGCCTGGCATCGTTCAGTCATTCGATCCTGACGCGGTGACGGCGGTTGTGCAGCCTGCTATTCGTTCGGTTGAAACCGACAACGACGGCAACCGCGTAACCAAAAATTACCCGCTGCTGGTGGATGTGCCGGTGGTATTTCCGCGCGGCGGCGGCTGCACGTTAACTTTCCCGGTAAAAGCCGGCGATGAATGCCTGGTGATTTTTGCCGATCGCTGCATCGATTTCTGGTGGCAGAGTGGCGGGATACAGGAGACGGTCGATGACAGAATGCATGATTTATCGGATGCGTTTTGTATTGTCGGTCCCCAGTCGCAGGCAAGGAGGATTAGCGGTATTAATACCAGTGCCACACAGTTGCGTAGTGATGACGGCAGCACCTATTTTGAGCTTAATCCTGATACCAGGAAAATTAAAATTGTCGCTCCGGGTGGTCTTGATGTGGTTGCCCCTCTGGCTGATTTTTCTGAGAAAGTAACCATTCATGGCCTGTTAACCTGGATGGGTGGCATGGTGGGGTCTGTGGTTTCTGGTGTGGCTTCAAAAATCACTGGTGCTGTTGAGTTTTTGGGTAGCGTGAAGGCTAACGGCAAGCCAATCGATGATACGCACACTCATGGCGGTGTTCAGCGCGGTGGAAGCAATACCGATAGGGTAAACTGATGCGATACAGACGTGAAGACGCCGATGGCGATTACACCTTTGGCAGCGGTGATGACACCTGGCTGATTAACTCACCGGAGGCCGTGGCGCAGGCGGTAAAAACGCGATTTGAATTGTGGTATGGGCAATGGTTTCTCGACACCACCGAAGGGACCCCGTGGATCCAGTCTGTGCTCGGTAAGCAGAAGCCGGAAACCTACAACCTGGCGATCCGTAAGCGCATCCTCGAAACGCGGGGCGTTAAATCAATCCTCTCTTTCAATACGACGGTGGATACCACGACCCGACGTGTCATGTTTTCCGCTGAAATCGACACTCTCTATGGAATAACGACTGTTAAATCGGAGGCGTAATGGCTCTGAACCTTGATTCTCTCGGTTTATCTGCAAAGGTAACCGCGGAGGGGATCAGTGCGCCTGATTATCAGACGATACTCAGCACCCTGATTAGCTATTTTCAGCAGATTTATGGCAGTGATGCCTACCTCGAACCGGATAGTAAAGACGGCCAGATGGTGGCTCTGATGGCGCTGGCGATTCATGATGCCAATAATACTGCGATAACTGTCTACAACTGTTTTTCACCGGCAACCGGCTATGGGGCCGCACTGACCAGTAACGTGAAAATAAATGGTATTTCACGTAAAGGCGCGACGAATTCTACGGTTGATTTGCTTCTTACAGGAACTGCCGGAACAACCATCATTAATGGCAGCGTGAAAGACAGTAATAGTGTGATATGGCGTTTGCCTGCTTCAGTGGTGGTCGGCGTGGATGGTACAGTGATGGCGACCGCAACATGTTCCGTCAGTGGTGCAGTGGCGGCGCTGGCTGGAACTATCACTGAAATTAATACGCCAACCCGTGGCTGGGTTTCGGTAACTAATCCTGCTGCGGCTACTGTTGGCTCTCCGGCAGAAACTGATGCGGAGTTACGTATCCGCCAGTCGCAAAGTGTTGCGTTGCCATCAATAACCCCATTTGAAGCACTGGATGGTGCTGTTTCTAATGTTACCGGTGTAACCCGCCACAAACTCTATGAAAACGATACTGGTTCGGAGGACGGTAACGGGTTACCGCCACACTCTGTTGCTGTAATTGTGGATGGCGGTGATGTGATGGATATTGCTCAGGCTATCAGAGGGAATAAAGGCCAGGGGACAGCCACTCACGGTACAACATCCGTTACGGTTCCGGATAAATACGGCAATCCCCATGTAATCAAATTCTCGCGTTCCAGTGATGTGCCTGTTTATGCCCGGATTAAATTAAAAGTTTTTACGGGTTATACCTCACAGATAGGGCAGCAGATCCAGCAGGCTATTTCCGACTATATCAATAGTCTGATGATTGGTGATTCGGTCCTTTTAAGTCGCATTTACTCACCGGCGAATCTTGGCGTGGTGAGTGGCGGGAATGCACGCTATTACGATATTCAGGAACTGACGATTGGGAAATCTCCGGGGGCTTTGTCGTCATCAAACATTGATATCAGATACAACGAATCTGCGTCCTGTACCCCGGAAAATATCGTTATAACGGTGGAGTCATGAGCAAATACACCGAACTAATCACGAACTACCACGCCACCAAACCTAAATTTCTTGCACATGTTGATCTGATGACCCGGCCGCTTATTGATGTTGCGGCGGCCACCAGAGGGCTGATTACTGCATTTGATATTGACTCTGCGGTTGGTGTGCAACTTGACATTCTGGGATTGTGGATCGGACGTAGCCGTGTTGTCAGCCAGCCTATCTCAGGTGTTTATTTCAGCTGGGATACCGACGGGCTTGGATATGATCAGGGTGTATGGCAGGGACCATACGATCCTGATTCCGGATACATGTACCTCAGCGATGAAACTTATCGTGTCATCCTTAAAGCGAAGATTGCGATTAATAACTGGGACGGACGGAATGATTCGCTTCCGGCAATTCTTGACGCGGCAACAGCAGGATCCGGGCTGCGAATGCAGATAGTCGATAACCAGGACATGACGATATCGGTCTGGGTCTTTCCTGATACTGATATTTCAGATGTATCGCGTGAGTTAATTGCGGCAATTAAACAGGGGTATCTCACAGTAAAAGCCGCCGGGGTATGGGCGGGGGGCATTGAAACTCCTTCGGTGGAAACCCCATCGGAAGGCTCAAAATTTTTTGGTTTTGATATGGATAACGAATTCATCAGTGGTTTTGATGTAGGAGCATGGGGAGTATTACTCTGATGGCGAAAAATGACTTTAAAGCGTTTGCAACTGATCGAAATGCCAATGTTATGTCGCAGGAGGAATGGGAAGCGTTGCCTGCGCTTTTATCCGGATTTACAGCAGGGAAAGCATCCAGTGCGCAGGTGAACAAAGCCATTCGACAGGCCAGCTTTATTGCTGCAGCTCTGGCCCAGTTCGTAAGTGACAAAACGCAACGGGATGTGCTTGATAATGGTGATCTGCCCGGTTTTGTTGAATTGCTGGGATCGGGGTTTGCTGTTGAATACCTGAGCCGCAAGAATCCGTTTGGCGATATCAAATCGGATGGCACTGTGCAAACGGGCTCTCGAAAATCCTTGGTTTGGGAGAAGGTTCTGCATTACCCTGTTGGTGTGCCTGTTCCGTGGCCTTCAGTCACACCGCCAACAGGCTGGCTGAAATGCAACGGTGCGGCTTTTTCTGCTGAAGAATACCCGGAACTGGCAAAGGCTTACCCGACCAATAAATTGCCTGATTTACGCGGTGAATTTATTCGTGGCTGGGATGACGGTCGCGGGATTGATACTGGTCGCGCTTTGCTTAATTGGCAGCCACACACAATTTTGGACCATGCACACTATATGGAATTATGGACAGGGGACGGACTCGCCGCAGGAAGTGCACGGGAAGGAGTAAACCCAGGAATACTGGCTACATACGGTGACGGGGGAATAGTTAAAACGGACGAACCCGGTCTTAATGTGCCTTCCTCACTACGAGCTATTAGCTCTCGTAGTGTTAAACGTTATGGTGAAATTAGTGAAAATGTAGGTACAGAAACTCGTCCTCGTAACATCGCTTTTAATTATATCGTAAGGGCCGCATGATGAATAAAGCTGTATTAAATAGCGAACTCATCACCACAAAGGCGGGAGACATTACCGTTTACAATTATGATGGTGAGACACGGGAATATATTTCCACATCAACTGAATATCTTGCTGTGGGTGTCGGTATCCCGGCATGTTCCTGTTTAGATGCTCCTGGCTCATATAAAGCTGGTTATGCAATTTGCCGTTCTGCAGATTTTAACTCATGGGAATATGTGCCAGACCATCGCGGTGAAACGGTCTATAGCACTGAAACAGGAGAATCAAAAGAAATCACAGCTCCGGGTGATTACCCTGAAAATACAACCACTATCGCTCCATTAACGCCATACGATAAATGGGATGGTGAGAAATGGGTGACCGATACTGAGGCACAGCATAGCGCAGCAGT